ACCGTAGCCAAAGCCTCCATCAGGCTGTTGTCCATACGGGTGAATCCCCTGCTGCTGTTCAGCTGGATGATGTTGTCGGGGGTCATTGCTTGACTCCCTGAGAACGAGATTTGAGGCGCGACACGTTTTGCGAATTATGAAAACGTGTCGCGACCTTATTCGGGGTATTGCCGGTGTTGAATTGTGTGTGCATACTCGGTTCCACAAGTTGTGTTGCTGTTGAAAAAGCCGGGATTGCGCCCCGGCTTTTTTGTGCCTCAAATTTAGTGAACCTTCGAACCTACCTGGGCCGCTCGGTCAGCCATGGCAACCGCATGCGCGGCAAGTGAGCGGCAGAACGATTCGAAGGATTCGGCGTAACCTTTGTCTTTGTGGTCGAACACGCCATCCGCGAAAACCTTCCCGCCCAAACCTGCGACGTGACCGAAGCTTGTCGAGATGCCTGCGAACACCTGAAGAGCGTCGTCAATGCCCGAGCCGATCTGCTTCACGGCGAGAAGGCCGTAACGGCTCGAAAGCTCTACAAGTGCGCGGTCACGCCAAGGCTGATCAAGAGCGCCGACCCACGACTCTTCAATCCACGAAGGTATTTCGATGCGGTCGCCGCTGTCTTCGAGCCAACGCTCAACGCGTTTGCTCCACGCCTTGTAGGCGCGACCGTAAGCCTGCATGTCTGCGGTCCTGGTCATCCCTTGCAGATCGGGAAAGCCCTTTTCCTTGCAGCGCTCCGGCGCACGGTCAAAGAGCTGATGGTTGAGCTGCTCTGCAAAGCCGTCCTGGCTCATGCTCGTCCGAGCGATCATGTCGCGCGCAATGGCGACCAAGACCGCATCGCGTGTTTCGTGTCGCAAGTTCGACGTTTCCATGGGGACTGCTCTCTTCTAATCTGGCTACAACGGGTCAGCGACGGCGCTAACTGTCAGGCGGCTACTTGGGGTTTTGATTCGGTGAGAAGCTCGTACAGATCGGGCCGCAGACCAGACATGGTCAGTTCTCCACTTGTTGCGGCTTGAAGCTTTTTCGAAAGCTCTAGGGAAGGCTTCCGATGACCGCCCGCAATTTGGTATAGGTAGCCGACGCTGGTGCCTGCCACTGCCGCAACTCGATCGCGCTCAGGTGCGGTCGCCTTCTTGAGCCACTCTTGCATTTGGGTGGTCATGGGTATTCTCCGTTTGTCTCGCACAGAGTTTAGCCTCTAGCTAAATTATTTAGCAAGCGCGAGTTTAGCGCGGAGAATATTTATCATTTAGCTAAGAGCTGCAATCATTAGCGCATGGATATTTACGCAATCAGAAAGAGCAATCTGGAAGCCCTCGCAGGCAACAGAAAGCGAAAAGAATGTGCAGAGAAGTGGGGAACATCGTCTTCGGTGTTGAGCCAGATCCTCTCCAAAAACCCGGTCAGGAACTTGGGGGACGAACTCGCGCGCAGGATTGAGGCAGCCGAAGATCTGCCGAAGGGCTACTTGGACAATGTCCGGGATATGTCCCTGGTCGCAGAGTCAGCGCCTGAATCTCAACACACCGATCTAAAGAACATAGCCCTTTGGGATGACTCGACGCCTATCGATGACGACGAAGTTTCTGTGCCCTTCCTTCGTGAAGTAGAACTTGCCGCCGGCTCTGGCCGCTTCGTCATTGAGGAAAGCTCGAATTCGTTCCTGCGGTTCGGAAAGCGAAGCCTTCGCCAGAATGGTGTTCAGTTCTCGAACGCAAAATGCGTGACCATTCGTGGAAACAGCATGCTTCCAATATTGAGGGATGGGGCTACTGTGGGAATCAACACCGGCATCACCTCGATTTCCGATGTCACTGATGGCGACCTGTACGCGTTAATTCACAATGGCCAGCTTCGTGTGAAGCAGCTCTACAGGCTCCCGTCAGGTGTTCGCCTGCGCAGTTTCAACCGTGAAGAGCACCCGGATGAGGACTATACGTTCCAGGATATCCAGGAGGAGCAGATCAGCATCCTCGGGCACGTCTTCTGGTGGGGCATGTACGCTAGGTAGTCCTCAGCCAATATTTGTCATGAATTGACACCCTGCGCCGACCGCGCGCTTAAGGGGTCAAAACAATTGCAGTAAATTGGCAAAGCGGAGTTGCAGGGGGATGATCATGGACCTCAATAAACCAGAGCAAGACCTGAAGCGCGACCTCCAAGGTGTCGCTTCTGACTTGAAGTGGTCAGCCGTCGAGCTGTTGAGAGTCGCCGAACGGCTGAGCTTGGCCGGCAATGAGGCGGACGCTCAGGCCGTGCTGAAGATGTGCGCCGTGTTCCATGCCGATGAGGATCGGCTGACTGCTTACGCTGATGAGGTGAAGGCAGGAAGGATCGTGCGGGGCAAGATAGAATAGCTTTGCGTTAGGCGGAATACCTGAAAGGTATTCCCGCCCCCCACCTCATAAATCTTCGATCAATAACTCGTCATACTCGCCAGCAGCCAAGGCTTCTTCGTTGTACTCATAACCTAGCGCTTCGATCTTTTTGCGCTTTTTGAACAGGCCAAGTTCCTGCCTTGCATGACTCAAGGCTTCGTCTTTGATGAAGTCCTCATACCCGCTAAAGACCGGGTAGTCATTGAATATAAGAAGCTGATCGAGCTTTTGGTGAAGCGAGCTCATAGTCATTTCTTTCTTTGTGAGCGCTGTGCTTTCTGCATAAAGCATGAACTGCTCTGATAACAGGTGAAGCCGGTACAACTCATCGCTGTTGAGGTAGTTCTTTCCTGTCTTAGCCTCTTCAAGCGTTGGAAAGTCACCACGTGTCGTCTGCATACCCATTGACTCGGTTTTATGATCTGCCCTGTCTAGGATCAATTTCGAGCTCGTCATACCCGTGACCGCGTGGTGAAACTTGTCCTGTAGTAGGGCGTAAAAACTCCTGACTGTTTTTGAGTTTGGGTCGTAGTCAGAAGAGCATATCTTGAAGCACTCACGAACCTTCGCGTAGACCTGCTTCTCCTCCGAGCGAAGGGCCCGAACTGCCGCTGCAAGCTTGTTTAATTTCTCAGGAGACTCGCGGAGAGCCTTCTCGTTAATTACATACCCTTGCTCAAGATAGGTCTTGAGGGTTTGCGTAGCCCATTGCCGAAATGCAATAGCATTTTTGGCGTTTACGCGGTACCCAACCGACAGGATCGCATCGAGGTTGTAATGCTTTAGGGTTCGCTCAACGAAGCGACCGCCCTCCCTCCGAACTACCGAGAAATCCTCGGTAGTTGCCTTTTCTTCAAGCTCGCCGACCGCAAAAATATTCTTTAGATGTAGCCCTACGTTGTCTGCTGTCGTTTCAAAAAGGTCCGCCATGTTTTGGGTTGTAGCCCACATTGCTTGATGACCTGGCTCGAACTTCAGCTTTACTTTGGAACCATCGCGTACGAACGAGACTGTGCTTTCGCTCGGCTTTGTTGAATCTTCTTCCATCGTCATGCGTTACTCCTTGGGTCGGCGTTTCCGGCAACGATGCCACTTCACTGGAGCCGCAGCAACAAACCCCTGCGAGTTGACAATGCCCCGCCCGGCCCTGGGCCTTTTTGACTGCCCCCCCTCTCCCGCACTCAAGACCCTCACCTTCTCGCCGATACTATGGCTGCGCTTTACTCAGCACATTTAATGGAAGAAGGTAATGATCAGAATTTTTTTGCTACTGGCTGTCCTCTGCTGCAGCACTTCGTCTATTGCCCTAGCCGATGTTTCAAATGAGAAGGACATTCACTGCGCGGCCTACTACGAATTACTGTCAGTTGTTGGCGACCAGCCCGACATAAGCCGCAAACAGTCGTCAAAGGCTTTCTATGCACTATTGAAGCACGCCGGCGATACCCAAGAAGCCCAGAACGCCGTTGCGCAAAAAATGGTGGACATAGGCGAGGAGATCCCAGGACCGATGACCCCGGCTAGCACTGCCAAGCTAAGGGGAAAGTATGACGTGGAGTGCAAGCCGCTGATGAAGGCTGCCTGGTGCGAAGTATATGAAGATCCGACTGCTTGTGAGGGGTGATGCCTTGGTGGTATCAACATAAGCATCCATCATCGAGTCCAGCCCGGCCCAACGCCGGGCTTTTCGTATCTGCCTGTCACGCCTTCGTCACACCGACCAAGCACAATGCAGTCAGCCAAAGGGATTTGGCCACGTGCATAAAGAGCCCGGCCTAGCGCCGGGCTTTTTCGTTCTGCCCTACCCTGGTCCGCCCATGCACTCCGCGGTGCTGGCAAGTGATGCTCCTGCCTGCTGGACAAGCTTGCGCCACTCGTCGCTGGGGATGAGGTCGGCCCGCTCCATGGCGTCAGCCCGCCTCAACAGCCCGAAGTACTTAACCTCTGCGTCCATTTGACTTCCAGCCAGTGCGAATAGCTCACGCCAGGCAGTCATGGCCAGTCTTCGCTGTGCCTCTCTCATTGGAGCCCCTAATGGTGGTCTATGGGAGTAGATGGCAGGTTACAGGGACCGTTCAGTATGATGGCACTCTTGGCGACCAATGGTGGCCGTGCGCCATGAATGGTAGAGTCCGGACTCAATTACGGGAGGGATCCAATGAAAGGATTGGGCAAGGTCATATTGTTTGTCGGGGTGTGCTGGGCTGTATTCGCACTAAACATGGATATCTCCGTGCCCTCAGGTTCAGGCGGCCGAGTGAACAACTTAGGGCTCATGGCTGACCGGCAGATCCATACCATTCTCGGCGGCATCATCGCCTTGGCCGGCCTGCTGATGGTTCTGCTTACTGGAAAGCCCGCAACATCTCCAGCAGTTGAAATTGACTCGCGCCCCTGCCCTCTCTGCGCAGAGTCAATCAAAAACGCGGCGATCAAGTGCAAACACTGTGGCGCTGATGTGCAACCTTCCCGTAACGGACTTACACCGCTTGAGCACGGTTGGACTGTTCAAATTGAGTGCGAGCCCTGGGCGTATTCAGAAACAACAAGCTCCGTGAGGAGGCTTGGTTTACCTCTAGCCAAAGGCAATCCAAAACTCGTAGTTGCTGGCCCTTTTCAATCTGAAACTGAAGCCGCCAGCGCCCAACAAAGCCTGAGATCTATATGTAACCTACATGGAGATTTACGCCTAGTTGAGCCCACCACCTAAATAGCCAACTCACGAGAGCCCGCCAAGCGCGGGCTTTTTTGTGCCTGAAATTCGTCTCTGCCCACCCCAACCACAACAAAGAGCTAAACGGAAATATGCATCAGCTAAATTTTTTAGCATAAAGCTATTGACGAAATGTTTAGCTTGGAGCTAAATTATGTTCAAGCCATTAAGCAACACCGGCCCAGCAGCGAAAGCCGCGCCGCTCTTTAGCGACACCCCTTGCCGGATCACCACCGGCCCAGATTCAAAGGCAGCGATGAACCGGCCTCAACGGTTCAGAGGGTTGGCAACTGACCCGGGCGTGCAGCGTAAAACGCCAAGAACAGTTATCCAGCGGGAGAACAAGCCGAAAGGCCCGCGGCTGGAAGAACAATTTGAGATAGGCCAGTGATCGACGCCAGTAGCGGGTCAC